TATGCCTTGATAACCGGCGGTTATATGTCGCGAGAAGATTTTGACGACATCACCGTAACCGCAGCGCGCCATATCGCCGAACGAGCCTGGGCCCGGATTGAGCATATCGAACAGTCGGCAAAAAGCAGCGCCCAATCGCCACGCTCAATCGAACAAGCCAAGCATCAAATTGGTCGTGGTGCCGCTGATACTGCCAAGCAGGTCCGCAAAGGAACCGTGCGACAGAAGGATATCCGAGGGCAAGTTGACTTCAACGCGATGGGGCATGCTGCTCGCGCAGGGCGCGCAAGCCCGCTGTTTGCTGTGTTTGCCAATGCCGTCGCCGACAATCTGAAGCACACCCTGCAGACCGATAGCGATGCCGAGAAACTAGCCGAGATCGAGAAGGCGCTAAGCCAGATCAGCATGCTGGAAGATTGGGAATCGCTGCGGCGGCTCGATGTCGAATTACTCAATCTCGGCAAACGAACCGAAGCATGGCGGGAGCGCCTGACTCCATCAAAGGAAAAGGTCGTGCAGTTGAAACGCCTGGAGGGGGGAAGGGGGGGCTAGGCAATGATCAAGTTGCGCGGCATCCCTCCCAAAATGCTACCCATCATATTAGAAGTTCACGGCGATGTGTTTGATGAAGCTCGCACGCTTCTCAGGCACAAGAACTTCGTAATATACGAAGAAGCGCTATACCGTGCCCGCAGACTGAAGCATCGTAAGGATATGCAGTGGCCTGCCATATTTGAGGAATTGAAGGTCAGCTTCCCGCTCGACGTGATTACGATTTCTTGTGCCACGTTCCGCGAGGCGGTAAACGCCAAGATCAATCCGTTGCCCACCATACGGCACGTAAGAGACTATCTTGAGAAGATGAACGGCAATGAAACCGCGGGCTTAAGTTTTGTTCATTGGAAGCGGGACGTTACCGAGCGAAAGATTGTCGCTCGCCGACACACCGCAACCGGATTCGAGAACTCTGCCGATCAGTTGCAAGTCGCGATGGATCAGGCAGTGCAAATCGCGCACCACGCAACCCAAAGCGGCAGCGATGACGATGTCTAGCTACCGCAGCCACGCCGATCAGATCCGCGGCCTATTAAAGATCAAAGCGCATGTACCGGACGCTGAGATTGAAGAGCGGCCCGGTGATGTCCCCGTGCTGAAACGAGGCGACCGGGAAGTTTGCTATGCCGTGGGCGGGTATGATCTATGGATCGAGGGTTCGCCTAAGGCATTTAATCTCGACGTAAAGCGAGCGGCTGGCTTATTGAAGTCATCGATGAATTAAACCGGGACCGGGGAGCGCTACCTCCCCGGACCCACCACCAGCGCCTGTGAGGAGGCACCAATGGCTATCGTTATCTCATTAATGGTTGGCGGCTTCTTCGTGATGGTCCTTATAGCTTGGGACAAATCATCTTCATTGAACGTGATTCGGGAACCCATAAAACCGCTCCCGCCAGCACCAAGAAGCTATAAAATCTATCTTGCCACATTAGCCATCGTCATCCTTGGCGGCCAGCTTCTAGGTATGCTGCCGTCAGCAATGACCGAGCCGGAACCAATCCTTTCTGCCAGCGAACTGCAGAGGCATATATTCGGCGACCCCAGCATCCCGGTTCCGCCTCGACCACCGCCGCCCTGCATCCCACCAAAATGCCGCGAGATCTAGTTACTGCAATGCTGCTGGGTTCGGCGCGTTCTGCTGCGACGGCCCCATCAGAAGGTTGCCGAGATAGGGACCGCCCAACCGCCGCAGAAGCGCATTCTCGGCGGGATGCAGGCCAAGCCGAGAAACGCGCCCAGCCTGACCGATAGCAATCGTCGGAGCGACGACGTATTGCAAAAAATGCTGGAGTTGATCCGGGTTCATAAATCCGAGCCCAACAGCACCCGCGCCTTCGCCCAGGCCAAGCATTCTGGCCATCGCCAATTCACGCCCGGTGCCGCTGCTCTTTAAGTCCTGAAGCGGCCCATGCAGGACACGTGCGAGAGCATCCAACTCGCCGTTGCCGCCCCGAAACAAAGGATCAAAGTTTGGGTTTTTTGCGGTGCCCTGAATGCGATTCGCCAATGCAGTATAGCTAGCGTCGGCAGCATCTCCGGTTCTAACGACCAGCGGCTCTACCGTTTTAATCACTTTCCAGAAGTACCGACCGCGATTGAAATCATCGACTGCCTGCTTGGTCGCCGCGGTTGCACCGGGATAAAGCGCCGGATCTGCGGTACGCGAAGCCGCATCCTGTAAAGCGTTGCGTACCTCCTGCGCGTAAGAACTTTGCGCTCTATCGCCCGTATTAATCAGCCTATCGAGGTCGCTGTTGTAAGAAATCAGATTATGCAATTGATCGCCCGGTAATTTACCGCCGTTGTTAGCCATAACGTTCTGAATGTGATCAATTAAGTTAGTGATCGGTTTAACTTCATTTGCCGTTGCCGATGAATGAAGATTAGCAAGAGTGTCGAAAAATGTCTTATCGACATTGGGATCTACCGTAACTTGCTGGATCTTATCCATCAACTGACCCGCGTTAGCACGAGCCATTTTTATCGTGCCGAGGCCAATCGCGTTGGTTTCCGGAATGCCCATATTGCGGGTGAGAATGCGCGAGATGTTCGCCTTGTCAGCGGCCTCCTTTGTCGCGGCACCGCTAAACGGCAAATACTGGGTATAGCTCTCCAGCTTCTTGGCGAGCCCCCCCATAAGCTCCCCTGCGCTCAACTTAAACCCGAGGTTTTCGGCTTCTTGCTTAACAGCATTTGTTGCTTGCGACACCAAGGCACCAGTGCCCGAAACCGCGCCGCCGAGCAACCCGCCACCGAGCGCGCCGCTTGCAAAATCGTGCGCCCATTGGCTCGGATCGAGGCCGCCGCCGGTCAGCATGTTTTGAAAACCGCTGGTCGTCGCCCAATCGGCAATCGGCTTGGCAGCACCCTTGAACATCGGCAGCGCGACATCGGCCACCGGGCCAACCGCGCGACCGACGAGGCCACCAACCCCGCCAACCGGCAATGTTCCCAGGATCTCGCCCCCGATCTCTCCGGCCTTAGCGTAAGGGCTGCCCTTGTATTGCTCTTTATACGCCTCGGTCTGAGCCGCCAAATCTGCACGTACAGCAGCGGACTTCTCCGGCGTATAGCCACGCAGGCGATTCATCTCCGCATAGAGCGGCACATTCTCGGTCAGATACTTATCGATGTTCTCGAGGGTCGTCCCGACCGTGCGCACGCCCTGTCCGAGGCCCGAGCCGGCTTCCTGCAGGGTCGGTAGCTCGAAAGCGGGATGCTCGCTCCTGAGCAACGGGTTATCCATCGCGGCAAAAGAGGGCGAATAATCCCGCTGCAACCAATTATCGGATGACGGTTTATCGAGCGTGAATTGACGTGCTAGCCAGCCCGGCGGCTGGGCGGCTGGAGCAGGCACAGCGGTAGCCGCTGGTTCACCGCCCAGGGTCAGCGGCGCATTGTCACTTTCGGTTGGCGCAGGCGAGGAAGCTGGGGTCGTGGTTGGCGAGGGTGGCGGCCCAAATATATGCGTCTGCAGGTCACCCGTCTCACTCGCTGGGATAGCCTGCGCAGGCGGCGGCTGTGCGGGCGGAGCCGCCGCTGCTGTCTTGGGAGCCGGGCCAAAGATCGCTTCCTGTAGATTGACCTGCGGTTGGCTCTTCGACGGCATGTCGCCCCCCGCTAGCTGAACCGCTTTGCCGCTCCGGTAATCGACGCCGCTAATAGGATTGACGCCAGCCCACTCAAAATGCATCGGGTCGCGGTTGGCGGGCGACCAATCGCCACCCCAGGTTAGCCCCCACTTTGCAGCCAATTCGCTGACATTGGGCGGCAGGTTGGTCTTGCTAGTCCGCCATGGGTTATCGGCAGGGTTGATGTCGATTGCATTGCCAAAGGCGTGCTCACTCAGGCCGCCACCACCCGCTTTTCTGCGGTTGCTATAGCCGCCAACGCTGGTGAGCGGATAGCCGAGATCGGCGAGGTTGCCGAGAAAACCCCGGAAGCTATCGGCTGCCGCCTTGTTGACCGTAACGGTCCTATCGGTCCCCGGTACTGGAACTTGCACCAGATTCGCGCCGGGGCCACCAAACAGGCCCGGCTGTCTCTCGGCAAGGTTCGCCGAGCCGGGAATACCGCTCCACCAGGGTTGCGAAGGATCAGAGGGATCAGCCATTAGGGAACCGCTACCGACCACGAGCGGTCAGGGTTCTGGGTGATCCAGCCTTGGTTCTTGGCGTAAGTAAAATTCTTCTGAAACTGCGCCGCTGCGGCTGGGTGATCTTTCTGGATCTTCGCGACCATCTTCTGCTGCGCCTCAAGCCCCGCACCGTCAGCCATCCAGAAGATGCGCGGATCGAATCGACCGCCGGTCGCTTTGTCTACGCCGTTCCAGTTATTCTTTGCCCACTGAGCATATTGGCTATCACCCCAGCCTTGTTGTTTGGCTTGCTCCCAGGCGCGGCTCTGCGCTTCGAGCGCATGCTGCCCGCCAAGCAATGCCGAGATTAACAGTTGGTTGCCTTCACGAGACAATGCCGCCCCAGGTGTCGATAGCTCCGATAATTGCTGGCGAGCATCCGTAGGATTGCCGCCTAACTGATCCAGCATGCGTCCTGCAAGAAGGCTCGAATCTTTCTTGAAAGCTTCCTGCGCCCCTTGGGCATCGTTGACGTTCAGCGTGTCGGTTGCGCCGGTCGCGACATGCAGACGCTGCATCGCCTGACGCCATGTGCTTGCCTGATCGGCCCCCATTCCCGGCGTCCAGCCCGGCACGTTCAATTCCGAGCGCATATCAGTCAAGAGCGCCTTGGTCTGCGGTGCCTGCGTGACCGCCGTCGTCAAAGCGGCGAGTTGCCCGGACCCCAGAGCCGCTTGTTGCTCTTGGGTTTTTACCTCTCCCGGCGAGGGCGGCACGCCAAGGCCGCCACTAGGTGGCAGTTGTCCGGTAGGCGCGCGTTGGGTCTGTGGCGGCGGCGGCTGAAGATAAGGCGGCGGCGTCGGAGTAGCCGGCGCAGGTGCGGCTTGCGGCGGCGCTGGAGGCCCACCCGTGCGTGTTGTCGGTGCCGGGGCTGTTGCCCCACCGCCCGGTGCCGTAGGTGCGGGAGCGGCTTGCGGCGGCGCTGGAGACACGGCAACCCCACCCGGTGGCGGCGCTGCTGCCTGCGCACGCAGCACAATCGCCCGCTGCTCTGGAGTGAGCGCTTGCATAAGCAGTGGATTACTTGCCAATAGCGGAGCCATGTCCCCAAGCCGCACCTGCACCGGCTGGTTGCCGATTATCAGGTTGACAGGCTGGTTCTGCTCGGCAGGCGACATCCCCAGCTGGATTGGCACGCCGGGCGTCGGATAACTGACGCCCCCCGGCGCGCGTGGATTAACCTGTGTTGGTGTAACGAAACCACCCGTCGAAAATGCGCCGTAGCCGGGCGTCTGCGCCTGCAGCATCTCGCGCGTGTGCTGGTTGGCGTAGTAGCCGCCGATCACGAGATTGCTGGCGTCACCGTTTGGGCCAATCTCCGCTAGCTGCCTGTCTAGATTGGCCTGCATGTCCGGAGACAGTTTTGGCATGTTCTTGGCGGCCTCCATCACCTGAGCGCCGGTCACAGGCGGCCCCTTGCCCTGCACTGCTAGCTGCGCCTGGGCATAGAGCGGCGACAAAGACGCCTGCCGAGCCTCGACGCCCGCCATTATCCCGGCAACGTCCTGCGCCCTGCCGATCCCTTGCGCGCCAACTGCTTCGCCCGCCTTCTGCATCGTCGGCCCGGCGAACATCCGCGCATCAGGATCGCGCGCTACATCCGCATTGAACGCGCCCATGTTCAGAGTGCCGGTCGTCGGGTCGATGTTCCGGTTGTAGATCTCGCCGACCGCCTCCTGCGCGCGGTACTGCCGTGCCGCGGTCAACGCGTTGACGGTCTGCCCGAATTGCTCAAACGGGTTCGGCGGGTTCGCCAGCCGGTTAACGAGCGCGCCAGTGCCGGAATCGGACATGACACCGTCTCCCTAGCTGGGAACAAATTCATCTACCGGGGCTATTCCACCGGAGAATGAGGGAGTATCGCCAATCGTCGAGCCGCCCCCTCGACCGAGCAGAGACTGCGTCAGGAGCGCGTTGCTAAGACTGCTACCCGCGCCGGTAAAACCCGCCCCCTGCAGGTTCGCCGCCGCCTGCTGCGCATTCGCCACCCCCGTCGCCGTGCCGGTGATCGCATTGGCCAAGGTATTGCCGGTGCTGGTGCCCACGGTCCCCGCCGCCGCCCCCAATTGCGTCGCCGACGAGGTTAGTTGATTGGCCGCGTTGAGGCCGGGATTCATCAAATTCGCCAGCATGTTGAAGCGGTTATTCTGGTTCGCCCAATAATTCGACAGATAATTGTTGCCAAAGGTATTGGCGAGATTCTCGGCGTAGCCGATGGCCCCCTTCTGCGCCGCGCCGCTGATGCCCAACCCTTGCGAGGCTGCCGCGTTCTGCGCCGCGTTAAGCCCTTGTTGCAGCGTAAACTGGTAGCCCGGCAATTGGCTGAGATCGGTGAGGCTGGGCATCTGGCCCAAGGCACCAGCGCCGACCTCGTTGCCCAGTTCCGCCATATAGGTTTCGCCGAGATTGATCGGTTGCGCCTCAATCCCCTGCGCGCGGCCAAAGGCATCATGCAATTCGCCAAGACTAACCTGCTGCTCTTGCAAGGCCGCCTGCGTTGCCTCGCGCTGAGCGGCGGCCTGCGTCGCCGCCGCTTGCTCTGCGCCCGATGCCGCGGTCGAGCCGCCGATGATGCTGCCGAGGCCGCCTGCCAGACCGCCGATTATTGCCCCCACCATGTGGTCAGTCCTCCGGAATCAGCATCTTTGAAAACCACGCTTCAATTGGCGTGTAACCCAGCGCCACGAACAACCGCGACGAGTCATTGTGCAATTTGCTGCCCGCATAGATCCGCTTGACGCCGCGCCGCCGTAACTCGCGCTCAACCGCTTTGAATAGCCGCACTCCGCCAAACCGGCCCCGCGCTTCTGGCATAATCCAGAAGATATCCATCTGCGCTTCCAGCGTCGATTTATAGTGCAGACCCGCCGCCACGAGCATGATCGAATAGCCGACCAGCCGTCCGTTCTGGCGCATCGTCACCGTCGAGAGCGCCCCCTGTGCATCAAGCTCACGGTAGCGTTGGTAATCGGGATCGAGCGGCACGACCTCGCGATCAAGCGCAAGCTCCTCCCAATGGCGCTGCCACAGCGGTTCGATTTCGCCGCCTAAAAGATCGCTCAAGCTCTCGACCTGAAACGATACGTGTTCCACGGCTACTCCGTGAATATGTCGATCAGCAGATGCACGCGGTCGTCGGCGCTATTGTTTTCCGCCGCATGCACTTGTTTGTGGTTGAACCACAAAACATCACCCGTCTTCGCCTGGATCGTCTCGTCACCACAGTGAAACAGACATCCCGGCATAGCCTGCACTACCGCGTGAAAGCGCAAGCCGCCACCCGTCGTTGCATAGTCGCCGTAGTTGTCGGCATGCGGCAATATCCTGCCGCCCATCGGCAAGCGCGCGATGATGACGCGCCCGAGGCTCAATCCCTGATATCGCCGCATCAAGTTAAAGCAGATATCATGCGCCTGAGGCAGTGCGTGCCACGCCTCATACAAGACAAGGTCAAGATCGTTGTAGACCGCCGCCGGATCATCGAGCTTGTCGCGGTGCCGCTCCTCACGCGAATACCGCAGCAGGATATCGTCCATGCCGGGAAATGGCGTGTTTACGACTTGGGTGCGATATGTGTAGCGGTTCCACAGATCCGGCCTTGTCTGCAACACCATGCGCAGCGGCTCTGCGTCCCAGGTGCCGACATGCATAAAATTTCTCATGGGATACCCGCCGCCGCGAGGCGCTGCTTGATCGTCTCGACCTCGTCATGCACGTAATTTAGGTGCGAGAAGAGGCCGAACAGAAACCGAAAGCTGAGCGCCGTCAGATTGCCGTCCTCGTCGAGAAACGGGCTCATCGGGGCGATCATGCCCTGCGGCACATAGGTGTCTTCTGCGGCGGCGCGCCCGGTGGCCATACGCTCTTCTCGCTCGCGCGGGACTTGGCGTCCAGGGTCACTCACGGCAGTCTCCCTGCATGGCGACGTTGCCGTTATTGTCCAAGAGCCGCCAATAAGTAGCGCTTTCCGGCAAGGGCGGTTCGTTGCCGCGAAACAGATCGCGCACGATGTGCTCGCCCGCATCGCTGCTGGCGACGCGCTCACCATCGGCGGACACCTCGCAGGCTATCGGTTTCTCGCCTTTGTAAAACACCAGCTTTGCCAGCGAGCCGGCACAGCGCACCGTTTCGTGCTCGAGGCGGCGCTCCAATGAAGTACTACGCTGGATCATGTGCCCTCGGGAAGAACGTCAATATAAGCGCCCTGGAGCGCGCATTCGCCCGCCCCGCTCCATGTCAGACGATAGACACGGTCACGGGCATAGCCGAGCCGCCGCCATTGATATTGACCATTCATCGCATTGCCGATGGTCTGGTTGACAGGAGTGCCAAAACTCTGCCCGGCATCGTCGGACCAATCGAGCGCCACGGTATCGGGGGACAAGGAAGCTCCCGCCATCGAGGCCGAAAACCGCGAATGATGAATGCGCTGCCCGTCCTGCTGCACATGCATCCATGAGCGCTGCCGGGTGATGGGCACGCCAACATCCTGATAGAAATTGCGGTGTAACTGGAAGAGGCGCGGCGCGCTACGGTCGCCGACTAGAACCGCATTGGGATTGCTGCCGCCACTGATGGCACCCCAACCCGCCATGCAATAGGGCAACCACGCATTCACGAGGCCGCCGTAGGTGCGCCGATGCCACAACTTGGTCGAGGCATCGTAGGCCCACCACGCATTGCCGGTCGGAAAATAAAACCCGATGGTTTCGTGCCCGCCAAGCTGAAAACTCATACCGACTGCGTCGCTCAGCGTCGCATATTTCGACCATTCGTCCTCGACCGCAAAGGTGCTGACCCGCTTGGCGCTGTAGCCCTCGCCGCGCATGCACATATTGCGGCCCCAGCGATCCTGAGACAGCCAATAGACGGCATTGTCGGCGACGACGGCGGAATAGGTAGCGACGCAACCCTGTTGCAGAATGCTGTTCGGCATGCGGGCGAAAGGGAAGGTCGCCCCGCCGGCGTTGAACCAGATTTCCGTGGTGCTGTTGCCCAATAGCCAGATATTATCGTGCAGGCACACCGCGGTGACCAAATGATCGTTCCAGCCTGCTTTGGCCGCAAAATAAGTCGGGTCAAATGGGGTCACCACATTTGATGTCGTCGTATAGAAATTCGCCGTTCCCGGCTGCGTAAAGATCAAAAACGTGTCGATGAAATCAATACGCGGACTACCGTAAAACGCTGGGTCGCTAATCTGCACCAACGATCCCGGCACGCTAAGCGAAGTCAACGGCACCATATAGCCGTTAGGGCTGCCGTCTACGATAACCAAGGTTGTGCCGTTGTCGCACATGCTGACCGGGTTGCCGCTATTAGTGGCCAGCGTGCCGACATGATCGTGCGATGTGCCCGAGCCATGCCAGTTGATGATGTCCTGCCCGAAAACGGCAATGACATGACCAAGCGAGGTATTATAAAGGCCGCGGCAATAGCCCGAATAAGTGCTGGTGAAATCGGCGATGACGGAAAGACCGGGGCCGGGATAGTCGGTCACCGGAAACGGCGAATCCTGCGGGTTCGTTTCGGGATAGAGGTTGATGCACACTTCCGCATTGGCGATAGGGGAACGCGCCTGATAGCTGCCGCCGGCAAGCGGGATCTTAGCCATGCGGCAACCGCTCCTCGATCTCCTTGATGCGCTGCATCAGATGCCCGAAATACGCCATCGGCGCGTAGTCCTTGCGATTGCTCTCCCGGTCAGACCCTTCAGCAACCTTGCGCACATAGGCCAGTTCCGCGCGCAGACCTATGACCTGCCCCAAGAGCGTCTGCTCGACCGCGGCCAATCGCTTGTGATCCTTCTCCAGCGCCGCGAAATCCTCCTGCGTCGCGCTGTCGGGCTGCTGCTCGAGGCGGGCAATGCGGCGCGCGAGGTCGTCATGGTCGATACCGAGATCGGCGTGCATCTGGTCGATGCGCTCAACCGCCGCCTCCAGGGCACGCCGTAATTGGTTGAGCGTCACCAAGACCGCGCCCATGCTGGAGAGCGGCGCATATTCGCGCTCGTTACGCTGACGTGCGTGCATCGCGGTGAGATGTTCCAGCGCCGTCACGCGCTCTTCCAGCCGCCCCAGGCGCATCTCCAGGCCGACCGCCGCGGCATCGGGCTGCAAGGCTTGCGCCATCGCGCGCTCGACCCAGTCGGCCAGCGCAGCGAAATTTTGATTTAAATGATCAGAAGTGAGTTGATCACCTTTCTTCCAAACGACGAGGCTGTGGCCGTTGAGATGGCTCACGCGGCGCTCGCTTTGAATTGCGCTTGTTGTTGGCTTGCGCTTTTCGCGTAGCCCATACGCAGTTTTCTGGAGAATAAGGCCCATCGTTGTTTATGCGTTCGATAGTGAGGCCCGCGCGGTATGCCGGCCCCATATCGCGCCAAAATACCGCGAAATCTTCCCACGCCTCGCAGACAGCGATGCCACGCCCGCCATAATTCGGATAACTCTTCTGCTTTGGATTCTGGCATCGTTGCCTCATGGCCATCCAAACCATGTGCGGCTTGGTATCCGCTAGACCGTGCTTGGTTACACGTTGGCGCAACAACTGGTCGCGGACGCATCCGCAAGATGCATATTTTTTCAAGTCGCTGTGAGAAGCGCTGCCGGTTTTGCCGCAATCGCAGCGGAAATTCCAATACCGCAGCTTGGCCGATTTGCCCAAAACCAGCCGCATACCAAATCGCTTGCCAATAAGTGCTAGGACACGGACGCATCCACATGATGTTGACCGCCCACTTCTAAGCCGATGCCCATCGACCACACGCTCGACGCCGCAAACACAACGACACAGCCATTGAAACTGATTGTGCTTGTTGCGCTCCGCAGATTCCAGAACCAGCCAGCGACCATAAAACTGGCCAGAAAGGTCTATATGGGATTTCTCTTTCATCCCTTATCATGACAGCACCGGATAAGAAACTCCAGCAGCCAATTCGGGGTAGAAGCCCCCCATCGGATTCTTCAACCGCGTGCCGGGTCGCAGCGATTGCGGCATGCCGAGCGGCTGCAATGCAAAGTTGGTCTGGCGCATTGTGTTGAGCGAGGCTCTCGCCGCCGCCGCCAACCCTTGATCCGGCGGCATCTTGTAGTTGACCATCAACCTCAGCGCGAGGTTGTAGATAATCGCTTCCTGGGTTTCGGGCGGGACAAATTCCTCAATGTCGTTGCTGACCCCGCTGCCGGTGACAAAGTCCAGCTCCTGTTGCCAAGCGATGTAGAGCGAGAAATTGTGCTGCACCGGGATCGGCCAGATGTAAAGTATCGCCAGTCCCTGATATACGATTGGGTCGTAATAGATCGCCGCCGGCCAGGATTGCAGCGATTTCAAGCTGATGCGGTCGTATTCCTGGCGGCTGCCGAGAATGCGCATCGGGAAGTCGATGGGGGCCGTGTTCGGCGCACCGCCGACCTCCTGCCGCAAATAACAACTTTGGATGTTGGCCGGGCGATAGGTTCCTGGGATGGCGAAATCGGGCACAGGCGGACCCGGCAGCAACGGCTGGTCAGGCCCTATGGTATAACTCTGCTTGCCAATCGTCAGCGGGAAGATGTCCCAATCCAGGCGAAACACCAGCCAGCGCTTTTGCCGCCACTGCTGCAGCATGAGCTTGAGCGCGGTTTGCGCATCGGCAGTGTCCTGCGGCAGAGCGGTCTGACCGACCCCCAGGACACCCGAGACGCGCAGCGCGTAGGCGATGGCGTCCGAGACAAGCATCAGGAGCCGTTGCGCTGGTCCTGAATCTTGCGGATGCCTTTGTCGATGCTGCCGCGGCTGCTGCCGGTGCGCCCATAGGTGCCGCAGGGGCTGGCGGGCTTATCCATGTCCGATGCGCCGGGCATGCCCTCGCGCCCTGGTCCCGCGTCATAGGCACCGCCGCCGCGGCGCTGGCGCTCGCGGCTTTCGGACACCGCATCGCGCTTGGTCGCGACGCTGTGATCGCCTCGTCTATCGTTTGCCATGCTACTTCCTCCTCTTTGTGCCAAGGCCGCGCTCGTCGAGCACCTCGTCCAAGACCTGCCGCATAACTTCGCGCATCATGGTCGCCAGGGGATCGCCACCCGAGAGGGCCGGAGACGAGGACACCGGAGGCCGCTGATGCACCTCGCTCGGCACCGTGTCCCAGCCGTCCTTCATGTGCCTGTCATGCTCTTCGGGGCTCTCGACGATCTTCGTTCCGCCATCGGCATGATAGAGCATACGCGGGTAATCGGCTCGCCCCAGATTGCCCGGCCTGGGTTCGGCTGGGATACCGAGGCCTAGCCTATTGGCACCGTCAGGTTTGGGGTCGCTCACGCCAGCCCCCTATACGATATCGGCCACCTTCACCACCCATTCCGGCCTGACCAAGAGGCTCCCGAAGAGAATATCGAGCCGCGTGATGAACTGGTCCGACATGACGGCGTAGTCGGTGACCATGCGCAGGCTGATGCCATCATACGTCTCGCGCGCCGCCTCGTGAACGCCGCGGGGCAGCTCTAGCTCCGCGGTGGCCAGCGTGACCGCCTCCGAGTAATAGGCGAAATTCTGGCGGAAGACTGAACTGGCAGGCGTAGCAAAGACGATGTTGGCACCGGCTGCGGGCGAGGCCGTCACGGTCTGGAACGGCACCGGCAAGGTCGGCGGCGGCGGCGAGGGGTTGGTCGCGGGCGGTGTGATCGGCGGGTAGATCGGAATCGTCGTCGCGCCCGCCAGCACCGGAGCGGTAACCACGAACTGCGCCAGGGTGCCGTTATTGGCCTTGGTGACGCGGTTGACGCTGTTGACCCCGGCGATGGTCAGGATCTCGCCGCCGGTCAGCGGCCCCGCCAAAGCCGTCACGGTCAGCACACCGCCGGTCTGGTTGGCCCCCGCGACTGTCGGCGGCGCACCGTAGGCTCCCGTGGTGCGCGTGATCACGGTCTGATCCATCCCCCAATCAAAGCCCAGCGTGTCCACGGTGATCGTGCCGCGGATGTACTGGTCCGAGATCTTGGTCTGCGGGTTGAAGAGTCCCATGAGGCTCGTCACGGTGCGAGCCTGGGTCAGCGGGTCGAGCACAATGAACCTGTCGTTGCGCGGTGCGCCGGCCTTGTCCAATACCGCCCCCGCCGCGAGCCAAGTCCCGGCGGTGGGGCTGATCATCGCGCCGCCGGTATCGGTATTTTGCACAAAGTTGGCGGCGTTATTGATATTCAGCATGACCGAGTTGGCGACGCCGCCGGCCAAGGTGTTGACCGCGGGTGCCAGGATGCGCTGCGAATAATCGTCGAGCGAGAGGGCGCGTTCCGCCGAGGAGAACGACACATCGACGCCCATTTGGGTCGCCAGCACCAACTGAGTGCTTTGCTCGTTGGTGTTCTGCGGCACCGCGGTGGGGCCGGTTCTGAGCGTGTAGTCGTTAGGCAGCCGGATGCGCAATTGCGAGCCAATCTTCGCCCCGGCGCGGCCAAATTCTTCGTCGAACTGGCGTCCGATGGTGCGCAAAAACCAATTGCTGTTACGAAACAGGCGTAACGCCTCACGCGTAACGACATCAATCGTAAGGAGTGTATTGGGCACGAGCGGAATCCCCCGAAGAGACACGGTTGAGATATCCGCGCATTAGCCAGCGCAGGTGGCGCAGCGTTGTTTAGCCGGACGCAGACCCGGCGCAGCGTTGTTTAGCCGGACGCAGACCCGGCGCATCCCAAGGGCAAGCCCCCAGGAAGACCGCCGAGAATAATCAACCGTTGCGATTTGTCAAAGGTTGATGTTTCACGTGAAATACTGTGAGGTATAGTATACAAGCGAAGCGACCCGGAGGTGTCCCGATGCGCTATTCCCACCGTAATCAAATGAGCCTGTTTGAGGGCCTGCAGGCCCGCGACGAAGGGATGGGGCAGGCCTACGAAAACAACAAGGAGTGGATCGATGCCGCGCTATTCGTCGTCAGCCAGCACGCGCCCTGGCACTGCGAGTTCATGGCGGAGGAGTTCAAGAGCTATCCGGGGATCGGCATCCCCAAGAGCAGAGAAGCCTGGGGCGTCCTGACCCGCCGGGCGAAAGAGGAAAAGATCATCGTGGGAACCGGGCGGTACGCGCAGTCCGCAAGCGCCGCCAACCACGCGCACCGCTACGAAATCTACCGCAGGCTCAATCCCTGAAACGACCGGGGCGGTGAGATCGCCCCGGCCATCCCCTGGAGCTTGAGCAAGGCGACGAGCGGCCTAGCGAGCATCCAAGTCGTGCGGCATCCCTAGGGAAAACACCCTAGGGAAAGCATCAGTCCCCGGACGGCGTCGGGACGGGCACCTCTGGCACCCCAATCACAACCCAGCCGGTTTTTTCGGTCCAGCCATAGGTCCACTCGATCATCTTCTCGCGCTCCGGACTGTCGGGCGGCAGAAAGATCGGTGGGGTTGGAAACGGCTCGTTTGCGCCGCCCCAGATCCCCAAGGGGGGAGGAGGGATGACAATAGGGTGACTTGGCACCCCAGGCTCGACCGCATCCGGTGGAATAACGATGGGATGCGTCGGAAACGGATCGGTCGGCCCCCAGATCCCGGGAGGCAAGTAAATCGGGTGCTCTGGCTTGCCACCACCAAGGCTACCCGGCGGAATCACGATGGGATGACTTGGGTAAATCGGGATGTAAATGGGGTGCGTCGGCACACCATCAGCAATACTGTCGGGCGGAATGATAACGATGGGATGCGCCGGAACCGGCGGGATGGGATGCGCCGGATAGGCTGGCGGCCCACCAGGGCTGATGGGGTGACTCGGATGCGGCCCGCCCGGCATCGGCCCGCCGCCGATCCCAAGCCCGCTGTAGTACATCTCGCCAACAAAGGTTACAGGTATGCCCGCCATTTTCTCGTCTCCTCAAAGTTGAACGCGTCGGAAACTACTCAGCTTAGCCTGAACGGCGACGCCGCCACAGGGCAGTAAAGCCAAACGTCATCACGGCGGACCCCAGCACCAGCAGCGAGGCCGGCTCCGGAATCGGCGGCGGAGGCGGCGGTGGTGGGGGCGGCGGTGGCGTCGTTGTGGTCACGTTGACGAGGCCGGTGTTCGTCCAGCTTGTGTCGAAAAACGTCACATGGTCGGTCCCGGTGCCGTTCTCGGCAAACGGGAAGATGATATCGCCTTTCGCGAAGCTGCCGATGAAGTTGATCTCGTCCTTGCCCTGGAAGGCTTGGTTAACCGAGAACGTAAACACGGTCAGCGAGTTGGGCGTTGTAATGCTGTTCGCATTGTAGGCTGTGGTGATATTACCCGCGTTCAGAGAGTTGTCGCAGGCGACGCATCCGACAAACGTGTAGAGGTCAGATGACCCCGCCGTTGAGAACGTCCCGCTAACAGTACCCGTGGGGGTGACCGTCACCGGGGTCGCGGGCTGGCTATCGAACAGATAGGAGCCACTGGTGATCGTCGGTGCGGGTGCCCCGGTTGGCACCGCGATATAGACGGTCAGCGGCTGGCTGATGTTCTGCCCGCCAACGTCCTGAATGCTGAACGCCGTGCTGTTGTTCAGCAAAACAGGGTCCGACCCCGTGGCGACGCTGCTCGTCACATGGAACGAGGTGGGATCGATATAACTGATCCCGTTTATGATCACGTCGGCATGTGCGGCGGGGATGCCAAAGGCGAGGGCGGCTGCCGTCGCTGGCGAAGCCAGCATGCGAACTACGTTCGCGAGCAAAGTGCGTTTCATGACCGTGATCCCTCTTTGTGCTGCTCAAGCCATGCGGCGGCGCACCAGAACCAAAGCGCCACATCGGCTTTTGTGCTTTCCCGGCGCGCCTCATAGCCGAGCGCCTGACTCGCGGCCATCCACCCCACCTCCCGCGGGTCATCGGCCTCGAGCGATGCGAGCAGCGCTCGCAACCGCGCAAGCAGCGGGGCAGGCGTGCCATCATCGGCGGCGAGCCAAGCGATAGCTCCCCGCAACGCGTGCAGATGCTCGTCCGGCACGGGCGCGCTCACAAGAGCCACTTGGCTTAGCCCGACCGGCGACGCCGCCACGCGACAAATCCCAGCGAGGCCAGCATTGTTCCGAGCATTCCCAAAGTACCCGGCTCCGGAACCGCCGTCTGAAAGATCGTGTCGGTTATCCCAGTCAGGTTGGTGCCCGCCGTCGTATTCGTGACCGTTTGGGTGATGCTCAGATTTGAAAGGTTGGGGACGACGGCTTGCAGGACCGGACAAGTAGAAGCTGGGTCTGTGGCACCGCTGGCGAGGGTTGCCCTAAAACAGTTGAGGCTGATATCGCCACCTCCCACAAGATTCGTGTGGGCGCTGAGGCCATTCAAAGTGATGTCCTCTTGGAAGGCTGAGATGAGGTCGGTGCTTCCCGGCGCGACCGCGACCGAATAGTTGATGTTGCCGGTGGCAAGCCCGCTGACTTCGCCTTGGAACTCTACAGTGACCGAATTGGCAGTGACGTTTATGGTGAACTGGGCGTTGCCCGCTTGGCCGGTGATCGCGCCGCCGACGCTTGCGCTGCCGAAGATCTTGTCACCTACCTGCACGCAATTGCCGCTTGACAGGCCTGCCAGATTGGTAGTGCCACCTGACGCAAGCGGAGTGGTTGTAGTGCATGATGGTGCTGCGGCCTGAGCTGAAGCTGCCGAAAGCAAACCGATGCCAGCCAGCAAAGCGACATGTGTTGCCTTCATCTTCCGGGCCATGACGAATCCTCCCCTAACCAACTTACATCAATTCGCCATGCAAAAAACGCGCCCCTAATAAAATCAAAGAGTTATGACGTCTTAATTTAAGATATCGTAAGATTTTCCGACAAACCCTCCGAAAACTTTACACGTCCTAGCCCGGTCTGGCCTCGCAGTCGCGAACCATCTGCATGACTCGCGCCGGAGGTTCAGAGACAGCAAACCCCCGCGGTCCCCCGAGATACAGAATGCTGCCGGTGCCGGGCGCGACATGCTCCCGATACCCGGCAACCGGCCTGACGACCCGTATGATGTCTGCGCGCAGTACAAAAAATTCGCTGCCATCAGGCGAATGGAGCGCCAGAACGCAGGCCGCCACGAGGCTCGCGAACACCTCACCGCGAGATCCGCGAACGGCGCTCGTCACGGTCGCGCCTGCGGATAAACTCAGCCATCGAGACGCGGTTGTCGTCGAGCGGGCGCTCGGCGGCGCGGCTGGTGCCGCCCACCGGGCGATACGGTTCGGGAGCGCGGCTCACCGGGACGGTTGCCCCATTCCCGGCCCCGTTGCCAGCACTCGGCGCGAGCCGCGCCAACTCGTAGGCCATCGCGCCATAGGGCAAATTCAGAATGCGCGCGGCGTTGTCGAGGTTCTTCGCCAATTCGCGATAGACCCGGTGCGCGTCGGGGATCTGCGTCACGATCGCCAGGGCGTCGGGCCGGTCGCCCCAGCCCACTGCCTTCAGCGCTGAGACGGCGTCGTCCATCGCGGTGCCGTATTCCTGCTGGCCATTCTGAAAGAGTGAATTGCACTGGCGGTTGAACTCCTCGGCGACCTGCTTCTCGCCCAGTTCGCGCCGGGCGCGTTCGTAGGGATCTTCCTGGCCGGGCGGCCCCGGGCGCTGTCCTTGGCTCGCCTCTCGGCGGATCCGCTCGAACTCACCTAAGACTTGGTCGCGCTGGCGCTGCGCCTCGAACTTCTCTCGGGTCAGCCGGTCGATGCGCATCTGCTGCGCGAGGCGCTGTTCTTCGACCGTTTGCTCCCCGGCAGGCGGGGGCGGCTCTCCGGGCTCGTCCGGACCCGCTGGAGGGGCGGAAGGCTCTTCGGGCCTCTGAGGGGCGGGTTCCTCTCTAGGCCGCTCTACGGGCTCCGGAGGGGGTTCTACGGGTGCCCGTCTCGGCTCCTCGGGCGGCTCGGCGTCGGCCCGGATGCGGTCAGACATGGCTCACCTCTGAAACGGGTGCGGCAGGTCGTCCTCGTGCTCTTGGGTCCATTCCTCGGGATAATCCATCGAGCCCGGCTTGCCGTATTTGGTCGAAATGTAATGCTCTCGCGTCAACGGAATGCCCGCGCCCTGCATCAGGTCGAGGATCGGGTCCATCTCCGCCAGCTTGTCCCAATTGGGTGCCTCGTCAGACATTCTGCTCCTCCATCATGCGCCTGTGCCATTCCGGCACGCGGATGCCGCCCGCCTTCTGGATCACCGAATCCATCGCCATGTCGCGCGGCATAAAACCGTGCCGCGCCGCATAGGCACCTCCGAGCGCCGCCTCGTGCGCCGCCTTACCAACGGGATGCACAAACTCGCCGGTTGCCTTGTTGATCTTTTTGTGCTCGGCCTGCCATAAATTGCGGATGGTTTCCCACACCACAGATTGTACCTCGCGCGGTAAGTAACGCCTACCTTCAAGTTGAGATATGGTATCCGCTGCGCGCCGGTAGGCATCCGCATGCAAACCGTAAAGACCCTGCGCACCCGTGTAGTTGGAAGCACTGCCGCTGCTGCCTAATCCCTGCGCCACCTTACGGTGCGTGCCGCCCAATGGCAGCATCAGATTGGCGTTGATGGCGTGCGTGTCGGCGGTAAGGTCGGCGTGGTGCTTGGGCAGGTAAGCCGCCGCATCCGGCGAGACGATATTATTGTAGAAACTGCGCACCTTGTGCTTCGCACCGAGCGCCCGCGAGATCGTCGGCAGATGGTCGTTCGATTCAATCGCCTTCACCGCGTTGGTGATGCTGCCCATATCGCCCCACGCCGCCGTCGCGTCCTTGGCTTTATCGCCTTCTCCCGCCTTGGCGCGGTATCGCTGCCCGCTCGGCGAGATAATGTCGTAACCGCGATCCGGCGAATGCATCTCGTCCATCGCGCGAATGAACATTGCCTTCTGCTCGGGATGCACCAGTTCGCGATAGCTCTGCCCGACCGCCATCGGCGAGAACTCGCGACCCTTTTTATGCGTCCCGCCGTGCAATACCAGCTCCAGCGCGCCTTTGGTGTCCTCCTCGCGCGCATCCACCATCTTCTGCATAAAGCTATGCATCTGCGGCGTGATCTTCGTATCTTGATGCTTGGCGTGTGTGTTCAGCACGCGCTCGGCCAACGACACGTTCTGGTCCCAGTCCTTTTGTGGTGACAATGTAGCGATGACCGCCGCGGCCTGCCGCTTCGTCACGCCAAACCGCTGGCCCATGTCGCCCGCCAGCCGGTTGGCACCGCGATACCAGTCTGCCGCCTTGTCGCGCCACGGCTCGTTCGCCACTCGCTTCCACAACCCGACAATGTTGTCATGCGCATGCTCGATAAAGCGTTCAAGCACCGCGGCGTGCCCCAAGCCATTCGTGTCGATGAACGGATATTCGTTGCGGATCAGATCGGCATGCTTGCCCAGCGTATCGACAAGCGCGTCCTGTGCCCGCGCATGATGCTGCGGCCCGACATGGTTCTCGCCCATTCCCTCGGGCAGCATGGCACCGCGGTTGATCGAGAGATTGTTCGTCTCATGTGGATCATAGGTCAGCTTCGCGCTGGTCGGGATGCGTGTCGAAACGCGATCCTCCAACCCTTCGCGAGAGCGCGGGAAGGCCTCCGGCAATCCGGACGGTTGCTGCGAAGGAGGCGGTGCTGCCTGCGGTGACATCAGCGGGTTGTCGGCGGGGGCGGGTGGCCCAGCCGGCCCGCGCAGAAGGTTTGCCGGAGCGGATGGCGGCGGCCCCGCAGCCGGTCCACCCCCTCCTTGCAATAGCGGATTATCGCTCATCCCCGCCCCATCATCGCCTGCAGCAAGCCCATCTGATCCATCTGTTCAGGCTCACTGACGGCGCTTCCTAGGCTCATCAAGCTTTTCGGGTCGCCCGCCTGCGGATTGCCCTGCTGCAACAGCGGCACATTCGGAGCCAGCAGTGGGTTTGTCTGGCGCGGCGTACCCGCATTCCACGGCTGCGCCATCGCCAGACGCTGGATCTGCTCCGCGTAATTCTGCTGCCGCTGCGCGAGAAACTGCTGCCAGCGCTCCGACTGGCTCGGCGGCGGGTTCTGAAATAGCTCGAAATGCAGCGGGTTGGGTGGCCCATAGGGGCTCGGCGTGCCCGGCTGGGTCGGCGGGTTGGGTCCGGGCATCTAGGGAATCCCGCGCGCCAGAAACACGGCTAGCCCCAACAAGGCCACGCAGACAAAGGCCAGCCAATTGGCCGCCCACGCCCACGGCGCTGCCGGCGGGCTGAACGCCACCAGCCACAGCACCATGAACACGATGAATAATATCTCGATAACCAGCATGTCAGGCCGCCCCCTCTCATCGTGTTTGGTGTCCGCATCGCGGGCAGCGTGGATCGTCGGTTGTGTTGTCGTCACAATACGAACAATAGCGTGTCACGGGTGGCTGGCGATTGCGAGCAGGCACACGAGGAGTCCTATCGCCAAGATTATTTCTGGCTCGTGGCGTTGAAACATCGGCTTTCCTTTTCATCGGCCCCTATTGTCCGTAGCCCGGGATCACTGGCTCCTGCCGCCGGGCTTGCAGCAGTTGCGCCAAGGTGGCCGGCCCGCCCGGGGCCGCGCCCGTCAAATACGGCATCAGGTTGAACGAGCCCGGCTGCGGTGGCGGTGCCATCGGCGTCCCCGGTGCCATGCCCGGAATGCCCTGTTGCATGCCCGGCATGCCCATTATTCCACCGGGGCCACCGGGACCACCGGGGCCGCCGCCCGCCATTCCACCGAGGCCGCGCTGCGCCATCAGCAGCTGCAACAGCTGCGGGTTCATCCCGCCTGCCATCAGCGGGTTAGCGCCGATACCGGGAGCCTGACCCATCGCCCCCGGCATCGCGCCCCCAAGCCCCGGTTGTTGTGGTATCCCGCCCGGGATTACGCCCCCTGGCATTCCGGGCATGCCGCCAGCACCGCGGTTCTGCATCAGATGCAGAAACAGCATGCGCTGCTGCGGTGACATTTGTTCCCAAGGCGGCATGTCATCCCCCTAATGGATTGTTGCCGTTAGCCGGCGGCGGCAGTCCCGGCGGAGACACGGGCGACAAGGCCGCTGCCATGCCCAAGGCCCCCGGCGGCGGCGCGGCCCCCGGCGGCGTCCCCGGCATCTGCTGTCCTTGCAACCCGCTGTTGATCGCATCGGCCTGCATCGCGTCCTGCATCGCCATCTGGCTGACCGGGGCCATGCCAACTTGTTGCAGCGCGTCCTTCACCATCTGCATGATCAGGACGCGCACCTCTTGCCCATCGACATAAGGCGAATCGGTGTCCCTCATCGACATCAAGGCACCCATGCGCTTGGTCACCGCGTCATAGGCGTCGATATCGACCCGCTCGTCCGTCGCCTGCCGCTTCATCTTCTCGACGGCGAGCTGCTCCGACACCAGCGCGACATGCGCCTGCAGCCCTTGCACCTGCTGCGACAGGGCTTGCTCCTGCGGACTCGGCCCCTGCCCCAAGGCCTGCGGCGGCACGAGGCGCTGCAGCCGCTCGGCCAGCTCCTCGGCCATCGGAAAATCGGCGGCCTTGAACAACAGATCGCCCGTCACATTCAACAGAGCCGGTGCTGTAGCGATGATCTGCGTGAAGGCATCAAACGCCTGCTGCCGGCGCGTCGCGTAAGCCGGGCCGACATCGGCCTGCACCTCGTAGCGCCCCACCGATGGGTTGAAGATCCGCACCACCGCCGCGGCCATCGCCTGGGTCGGCGAGGGCGGCGCGATCCCGCCGGCCTGCTGCGGCGGCTGCGGGTTGGGCTGCGTCTGCAAGGCCTGCGGCTGCCGCGGGTCAAGCTGCACCCGGTCCACCGTGCCGTCCGGTGCCACGATGCGCAGCACACGCGGCGTGTCGTAAACTTTCGGGATCAAGTCGATCAGGATGCGCCCGGTAAACCTGATCGCGATGGCGAGATTGTCGATGTAGTGATAGGTCGCCGTGTCGCCTTGGCGCTGCCGCAATGCCAAGGCCTTCCCCGAGCTTTCGCTCATCTGGTCGCGCTGGCCCATTGTCGGCTGATACTGGCCCGAGGCGAACATCAGATCCTGCTGCGCCGCCTGCATGCCCATGACATAGGCCTGCGCCATCTGCGGCGGTTCCTGGCGCTGCGGCGGCGGCAATTGCTGCCCCTGGTCGTCGCGGGCATTGAACGGCAAGACGCTGTGGTTCTGCGTGTTTGCGGTGTCCCAGTATTGCTGGAACGATTCAATCGATTCCGCCGCGGCGATGTATGGCGTCTTCGATTGCAGCGCGACTTGCTCCACGGCACTGCTGGCCCAATAATTGTAGATCCGCTGCGGGTCTTTCAGCGCGCGTACGTGCCCCTTACGCTCGAGCCGGCCTTCAATAACCTCTTCCTCGCCAATGACCCGCACGAGCGGAATGTATTTGCCCACTTCATTCTGCCGTTCGACGATCTCGCCGCCAACGATCTTCATCCACTGCAATTGACGCCGCCGCACCTTTCTCCGCCGCAGCGACATGCGGTCAAGCTCGTCGAACGAGCGGTCGTCCGACAGATCGCTCTCGTGCAAGGTCGAGCCGTCCTGCAGCAGGTGCAGCGTGTCGTCGTCTTCGACGATGCGAAAATACTCGGCGACGCGCACATGATCTTCGTCGAGCCAGCCGCCTTCGATAATCGGTCCCATCGAGGATTGAGGGATGCGCTCGCGATATTCCGGGTATCTGCTCTCAAACTCATCGCGCGGCACGTCATCGACGACAAAGGCCCAGCGCGCGTCCGCGCCATCCGCCTCTTGGATGTCCGGATCGAGATAGACGCTCATGGCGTCGCGCACGCGCTGAATGCGGCAGCCTTGCTCCATGCTGCCGTCTTCCTCGTACTCGGTGACGACGCGCCACCAGCCGATGCCGCCATGCACTTGGTGCGTCGTCGCCGTGTCGTAAGCAACCGAGGCGTTGCTCATGTACTCGATATGCCGCACAACGCCTTCGTATACGTCGGCGCTGGCCTTAGTAGCCTCATCGCTGACCGGGTTGATGCGGATCTGCGGTTTGTTTTGTTTCGCGTCGTTGACGATCTGCAGGCAATGCTGCCTCGTCTTGTTGACCGTTAATGATGGCTTGTCGCCGCGGTCGGAGTACATCGTGGCGGGCCATTGCCAATGATTGTCCGAATCGCCGTTCACAAATTTCAGATCGTCGTTGAACTGAGCGCGGAACTGACCTTCCCAGTCCATGACGCGGCGGAATCTCTCCCGCGCCTCGTAAAGGATGTCGTCGTCGTCCTCCCAGCCTTGGCCATAGACCTCGCGCGCCATCTCGTTGCGAGGACGTTCGCCTACCCGCGGCGCTGGATCTCGATGGGCGTCGGTCCCCCTAAGCCCCGGATTTGGTCTAGCAGCAGAACGCATGTTCCCCTACAATCGCTGCGTTTGCTGTTTGTACGAAACTGGGGCGAAGCCGGGTGGCTCGCCTCTTTTTTATGCGTGTCCCATGTGTGGGGTAAGCATCAAGCGCACAGCGCTCTCGACGAGCCTCTGAAGCTTCTGCCGTGAATAGTCCCGACCGCAGATCGTGCAGATCGCCGCCGCGGTCCACAAGCCAGTGCTGTGATTGACGACGATAGCGAAATAGGAAACTTGCCGCTCTAGATCCTGGCCGCAGACCGCGCAATCGAGCACCGGCAGGAGATGGCTGTGCATCCGCGGCTCGGCAGCGAGCACCTCGGCGGGCGTGAACAATTCGGTCTGCAGCCTCATGGCACTCGCCCGACATAGCCGAGCCAGTAGTCGCTGTGACCGTAGGTGCCGGATGGCCAGCGATCCTGATGCAGCGGCAAGCCGCCGTGGTCCGCTTCACCTGCGGCGAGCGCTTCGGCATGCGGCGCGCAAACCGCATCGGGCTGGTGCTCGGTGCCGCAATTGCTGCAGCGACGCTCGCTCACAATCGCATCCAGTTGGTGTTGGCGCGCTGACGCGGCTCGATGACGAGGCGCTTCGGCAATGGTGCCTTCGGATAGGTGGCGCGCGCGGCCTCCTGCATGGCTACTGCGGCATAACGCAACGCATCGCTCCCGTGACTCGCTGCATCGTGGAGCGGTTGTCTGCTGAACTGCCCGTTAAGATCCAGCTCATATCGATAGTGTCGCAATGCTTGCACGCCGTCACTGCAAGCCTCTCGGTCAAACCACATGTTGGGGAAAATTGTTCTAACAGCGTTGATACCATCGGCGACTGACAGCTTGGGCACAATGCGGACGTGCCATCCGGCAGCGCGTGCGAGTTCTTCGATGCTGCGTCCGGTGCCGAGCGATTTGGCTTGTGCGTCATGCGGCAACCACAGCGTGTTGTAGAGATAGGGCTTCGCCTGCATCAATTTCAGATAGTCACCAAAGGGCCGCTGGCTGTCCTCGAGGTAGTCGATGCAGCGCACTTCACCTGCGATGTGCTGGATGAACCAGATTGCGGTGAGATCCTGCCATCCGAGATCGACATACACCGACACCGGCTTGGTGGTGTCGTAATGGACCTTGGTGATGCGTCCCTGTTCGGTGGCGTCGCGCAATTCGCGGGCGTAGATCGCGCCATCGAGCGTCAGGCGGCACTCGCCGAGCCAGATGTGCTGGTAGGCGTCGGGATCAACGTGCTTCAGGTGCTCCATCTCATCTTTGAGCACCGCGGGGAACCAAGGGTTGTCATGGTAGTTCAGCTTCACCACCGCGGCATTGGGTGGCGGGTGCCGGACAAAGCGCTCGTAGGTTGCGTCGGTTTCGAGTTCCGGGTTGAACGTCAGGATAATCTCGGAGCCGTCTTTGCGGATCGTCGGGATCAGCGTTTCCCACGAGCTGTTGCTGACGGTCTGCGCTTCCTCGACCCAGACTTTGTCGATGCCCTCGAGGGAGCGGATGCGGGTGATGTTGTGACGCAGACCCTCGAAAATGAACTCGCTGCCGTTGATGCCGCGGATCGTGTTGACACCCACGGTGAACTTGTCTTCGAGCCCGAGGCGCAGGATGACATCGACGAGGAGGCGGTGCACGCTATCGCGCATCGAGGACTGAAACTCGCGGCAGCACAGGATGCGCAGCGGCTGTGCGGCAGCCTGGGCGAGGAGGTAGAGCGCGACACCGTGCGACTTGCCGGCACCGCGGCCACCATAAAATACTTTGTACCGCGCCGGCTTGAGCAGCGCGGCCATCGGACGCGAGAGTTGCGCGTTAACAACCGTCTCGGCCATCGTCGGCAATGCTCAGCGAGATGGGCTCGTCGTGAGTGTCACTGCCATTCGGCGTGATGGTGATGGTTTCAGATTCGTGACGATCATTAGCGGCGTCGATGATTTCGAGGCGGACGGTCAGTCCACCGCCTTCACCGAGGGCGAATTGCGCGGTGAGTGAGTTGTCGCGTTTGGGTAGAGCGCGTTCGAGGATTAGCTCAGCGGCCTTGAGGCGGATAGCGATAGGGGCTTCGGGATCGCGCACAACGCCTATCGTGAACTCGACCATTTCCGGCGAGACTTTGCGGCATTCAGCAATAGATTTAACGACGGAGGCAGCATAGCGAGGGGTTTTGTGCCCGGGCTTAAAGTGTGTGAGGTTGGCAAGCTGGGCCGGCTGACCGTTTGGCATATCTCACGCTAGCATGTGACTAGGACTTGTCTTTGGCGGCCTTGCGTCCCTCGCTCATCGCGATGGCTTTCGCTTGGGCGGGACTATCGACCTTTGGTCCTTTCTTGGATCCGCTGCGCAATTTACCTTCGGAGTATTCGCGCATGACTTTTCCCACCTTCTGCTGCGCCTTTTTGGGGAGGGCCATGGGGAGGCTCCGAAGGGGACCCGAGCCGGGCATCGCAGACCGGCTCGGGGAGTGTCGTTGAAGGGGTTCCCGCCAAGGAACCGAGCATGAGGCTAGCGCGGAAGTCGAGGTCATTCAAAGCGGTTTTTTTGTCTGCTGTATCGGCGAACCTTCTTCCCTAAAGGGAAGGAAGGAGAACGGACCAGCAAGAATATACCCCCCGGAGAGGGTATTCTTGCTGCTTTCGATCCACTTGAAAGGGGCGGGATCATTGGGGATTTTCGATTTTCGTATCAGTCGTATCGCGCTGTATCGAAACAGCCCGATACGATAGCGGCTGTATCGCAGTCGATACGAAGGGGGTTAGAGTGTTGGAATATCATTCGTTTTCGAGGATTTGGCGGCCTTTGTTGGTCAGGCTCCATTTTCCGCCCTTTCTGGGTTGGATGATGAGCCCATCGCCTGACAGGGCGGCTATAGTTCTCTGAACCTTTGGCCGGAGAGGTTCGCCGGCATCGTTGAACCAGCCGGCATGGCGAGCGAGGTCGGCGAGGGATTGGTCGGGATTGGCGTTGATGAGACGCAGAATCCTGTCTTCGTTGTCGGTTCGCTCGGAGCGATGGAAATTGGATTCTTCCTCGGAAACCGGATCGGCGACGACAGTCATGAAATTACGGTTAAAACTATCGATAAATCCGGTTTGGACGGGTCTGAGGCGATAGGAGAGGGGGGCGAAATCAGGGCCGCGGATTTTGCCTTGCCAATGCAAAGTTGTGATTTCCTGATCGGCGGACCACAACGTCAAATTAGCGTCCAACTCGTTTAAAAACGCACCGCCGCCTCTGGGCAGGAGGTGATCGCTGGCGGCGTTTTTGGTGGGGTGGGAGAGGGCGAGGACGGCGGGATTGCCTTGGACCTGGGTCAAGAGACGCATGGTGCGGGCATAGGTGCCGGCCAGGACGTTGTCGTTTTCGTCGTCGCCAGGAAAGAAGGATGCGGCAGTATCGAAGATAATGAGTGAGAAGGCAACCCCCAAGCCGTTGATTTCACTAAGAAGGCTGGCGGCCTCAATTTCATTGAGGGGGAAGGCGGCGGGCAAAAAATAAGGGAGATCCTGGGGTGTGAGATTAAAGGCGGCGCACATACCGAAGAGGCGCGCCTTGATATCTTCGACGTTTTCGCCCGCGACGTAGAGGACGTTGCCTTTTTTGGTGATAAGACGCCCGATGGTGCGCCCGGCGTGGATCATGCAGGCATGCAGGAGCCAGACCGCGGTTTTGCCGTGGCCGGTGGGGGAGGTGCAGGCATAGAGGGAGCCGCGCTGGAGGATCCCCTCGATGAGCCAATCGGGCATCAGGAAGCTGTCCATGAGTAGTTTGGCTGGCTTGATGCGACCGGTCTGGGGTGGGACCGCTTCGGAGATGCGGCCCCAAAAGAGGGCGCTAGTCTCCTTGAGAGGAGCGCCGTGTTTAAGGGCGTCCACGAGGTCTTCGCAGGCAATAATAATTGTGCGACGTTGTGCGGTATCGAAGACGATGCGGGCGTAGTCCTTGGCGTTTATCAGTGTCACCGCCGATTGGGCAAGTGCAGCGATGTATTCTGAGGCATTGATCGAGCCGAATAGTTCATCGTCGTCGAACCGGTTATTTAGGGTCACGGGGGTAGCGGGCCTGCCGCCGCTGATCAACTCGCCGATTGCGGCATAGATATGAGCGTTAACGCCGTTGCTAAAATGGTTGGGCGTGAGAAAACCGGCGACCTGGGCATAGGTACGGTTGTCGCACAAGATGGTGCCGAGGAGGCCTTGCTCGGCTTCGATATTGGCGGGTAGCGGGCGCATGCGGGGGCGGATTGGGGTGACGCTCATGGGAGTGGTTTCGCGGTAAGAATGACGCGCAGCCATTCGCGGATTTCTTCGACGGACAGTTCCGCATGATTAACCAAGCATTCCAAAAGAAAGCGGGTCGAGCGCGGTAGCGGCGGCGGGTTATCGACAACCAACCTGACCACCGGCTTTAATTCGTCTGCCATGGAAGATTCCCATCCCTTTCCCATCCAGAGGAGGATGATGCGGAGCGGCCAGACCCTGCCAGTGGATGGGGGGACTAGCCTGGGGTGATCTACCGGGTCATGACTCCCGGCGGGCCGCCCCGCACCTGTAGGTTAAATGGTTATTGGGGCGAGGTGCTATCCCCCGGGCCTGTGTATTGCGGGGATAACCGGAAAGGAATGCCCCACTCAGCGATCTGGAGCAGCGCCTCTTTGAGGCTGCGGACGATGGCGATGGTCATGCCCGCCTCGATGAGGCGCGGAAACATCTCCTCCTGGCCGATGTAGTAGCGCGCGGTCCCCAGCTTGGTGCGCCCGATATATGACTTCGACAGCTGGCCGCCGGGGCGCTTGAGTTCGAGGCCATAGAGGCGGCCAGCGTAGAGGATCATCACATCGGGCCAGCCGCGTTTGAGGCCCATGCGAGAATACTTGGCCTGCTGCTGCGGTGAGAGATGGGCGGCCCCGGCAGGATAGCAGGCCCACTCGGCGGGGCGTAGGAGGTACTGGTCGAGGACGCGCGCGAGCTGCTGGTGCATCACCGCTTCGAGCGGCTGGCGGTTGCGCAGCCGAAAGGGCTTCTTCGCCGGAACCGGGAAGAGATCGCCGCCGGCCTGAGGGGAGGCCCGCTGAAGGGCCTTTATGCGCCCAGCCACCACAGCACCATCCAGACCAGACAGAGGCCTCCAGCGGCCCCGCAGAGCGCCCCAGCGGCATCCTCTAGGACACTGTGCCGAGAGCGGCGGCAGCGGGTGACCTGCAGGAGATAGAGGGGGCGGCTAACCACGGCGGCGGCCTCGCGGCGGGTAGATGTCGGGGCGCAGCTCGTGGCGCGGAATGCCGGTCACGTCCTCGACCACGAGCACCCGCTCGGCTGGGACACGATTCCATTTCGACACCGCGCCGCGGGTGATCCCGAGGGCCTCGGCGATCCGCGAGATCAACCCTCTTTCTGTCCGAATTTTGCCCATCGCATAGGGAGCCTTGCGCTTCATTCCTTTGTATACCACGGGGCAGCGAGGGGTGGAAAAAAAGTTGAGCGTCATGCACTTTTCCTCTTGCACTATGGTTACCATGGGTATACATATAGGCCATCGAATTGGAGATGACAAGAGATGACCCAGGCGCTTCGCAAACACTCCCCCGGCTACTACCGGATCACCTTAAGCGATGATCGGTTTGGTCAGATTCACCGTGTTGGTCGCGAATGGCGCGCCGAGGTTCGCGAGATCGATGGCACGCTAGTGCGGTTCGCAGGCTACTGGCGCTCGCTGAAAGACGCGACCGAGGAACTGACCTCTCTCAACCCGCTGGATCTGTAGGAGACAAGCGATGACCAAGTGGCACATTGCAGACGAGCACAACGACTACCGCCCGATATGCGGCAGGCAGGGTGACCCGACCGTGCCGGTGACCGAATGGATGAAGCGCATAGCCAGCGACAAGTGCGGCCATTGCGCGAAGCGCGAAGACGAGCAGCGCCGCGCCGCAGCCTACGCGGAAGCCAACGCGAAGTGGCCGCTGCCGTTGAGCGAGGAGAGCAAGTGATGTCAGTGCGCCGGGGTTGGATGTACAACCACAAGCACTTCACCCAGACCACCACGGAGCGAGGCGGTATTCGCTACTTCATCGATGGCAAGCCAACCAAGCGGGCCGACTGGTACGCGGCTTGGTACTCGGCGAAGGCAACCGAAGCGCGCGCGACCAGCGATGTCGCCTGCAACTTACTGATCGAACGGAGCGAGCGATGACCTGCAACACATGCGGCGGGTGGGGCGACTACCCGGTCGCCGGCCCCTATCCCGAGCATACGATCACCCACGAACCATGCCCGGAGTGTGCAATGACATTCAACGTAACGATGCGCTTTTGGGTTAGGTACGCCGACCGGCGCTACCATCCGGATTCTCCGCCCGCGGACGACATTTTCGACTGGGGCGAGTGCGTGAGCGAAAGCGAGTGCCGCGCGATCTTCTTGGCCTCCCATCCGCATGCCTACATCGTGCGCGAGCAAGTGATCGAGAGGAGCGAGTGATGGCCACCTGCGAGAACTGCGGCGGTGAAGGCGGCTGGACCCACACCGACTACGGAAGCCGTTGGGACGATTACGCCTGCGATTGCGAAGAAATCTGGGAGCCATGCCCCGACTGCGGCGGCACTGGCTTGGTCTACGGCGACGAGCCGCAGCAGCTCAGCGAAGATGACCTGATCGAGCGGAGCGAAGACCATGTTTGCTGTCCTTATCACCAAACAGGCGGCGATCTCCGCAACAGTTGCGGCGGCGACCTGATCGAGAGGAGCGAAGACATCGACAACAACGACGGCGAATTGTCGCCCGAGGACGAGCGCCTAGCAGAAGGACTGAAACGATGACCTACGATGTCTATTACTACCGCGGCGACGACCGCCTGCCAGACTACGACACAAACGTCAGCGAATATTATGTCGAGACGCTACCGAAACATCTGCGGCCCGGTGAGACGGCATACGCTCGCTGCCATAGCAACTCAGCACTGGATTATGTCGTCACTCCGACCGGCTGCTGGCACCCGAGGAGCAAGTGATGGCACGTTACATCGTAATAGATAACTGTTCTGGCTACATTTTTGGCGATACGGCTGACATCTGCGGGCGCACTCTGTCACTGGGCGATCAGGATGAGGACTTTATCGCCGCTTGCCGCGCAATCGACGAGAGCGTGCTGGAAACCGGGCGCGCCTATACGGTCCTGGGCTACCACAACCCGCGCCTGCTGGCGGCCAACGAGGGCGGCTATCTCGTCTATCGCGCCGACATCGACGGCAGCGAGGCAGTGCCGGTCATCGACGACGGTCAGGATCGGGAGTTGATCGCCGCCGTCGAGCGCGATTGCCGCTTGGTCGCGATTGTCCGCTGCGTTGAAGTCGAAGAGAACGTGTCATGCCACTGACCGCTGAACAACACGCACGCCGTGACGGCAAGGTCGGCGCATCCTTCGCGCCCCACCTAATGGCCGGCGATCAAAACAAGATGGTGCAGGAATGGATGCGTCTTGTCGGGCATCCCGACTATGCCCCCGAAGATCTCTCGCGCAACTGGCCGGTGCAATTCGGCTCTTTCATCGAGCCGTTCGCCCTCGACTGGCACGTTATGAAGACCGGCAAGCTATTGACGCATTTGGGCGAATGGGTGTCGCATCCGGAATTGCCGCATGTCGGCGCGACGCTGGACGCCTACCGCCCGGACGACGCCACCGTTATCGACTGCAAGGCTCCGGGCGCGCATCGGAGGCTCGATGATGTGTTGGCATTTTACCCGTCGCAATTGGTTGTGCAGCGGGCCTGCATGAAGGCCGACGCCGCCGCACTCCTCATCGTGCATGGCGGGGCTGAGCCAACCGAGTACACCGTCACCTGGGACGAGGATTACGAGCGCGAAGTGTGGGCGCGCGTCGCGTGGTTCTGGAACTGCGTCGAGACATTGCAGCCGCCGGGGCCGCTGCCAAAGGCGAAAGATCCAGTATCGGCGGCGCGTATCGTGGACATGAACGGCAACAACGAATGGGGTTTTTTCGCTCGTCAATGGCTGGTGAACAAGCAGGCCGCCACGGATTTTAATGCGGCCTCTAAGACCCTGAAAAGCTTGATGGAACCGGACGTGTCGAAAGCCTTCGGACACGGCATCCAAGCCACCCGCGCTCGTAATGGCGCGATCACGATCAAAGAAGGAAGGTAACCATTTTCCCTCTTGTCTTATGGTGAGCATGGGTATACATATAGGCTCTGGACTGGAGAACAGGAGCCTCAAGATGAATAGAAAATCGGCGATTCGCTCATTGATCGCGTATCTCGACCACATCGGCGAGATGTATCCCTGCAAGCATGGGCATATGAATTGCGCGATCCGTCGCGAGGGTGTCTGCCTCGACGAGCTTCTCAGCTTATTTCCGCAGTATGCCGAAATGTCGCGCGACGAGTTGCTCGGAGAAAAGTTATGAGCCTCATTAACCGCATTAAATCCCACCCGCGCGTATTGGCATTAGAAGGCAGGGAGGAGGGCTTTGAGGACTGGTTCGTTGAATTGCATTACGGCTGGCGGTGGGCCGGCGACATGCTGCCAACCCACTGCTTTGGTGCCGGCACACTCAGTGAGGCGATGCGGGAAATCCGCAACGCCGTCCCTTGTTATTGCGAGAAATGCAGGGAGAGCAAGTGATGGCCACCGACCCGTTTTTCGCGCTCAACGACAAGCTGAACGAACTGCAGCTAGAGCTTTGCCGCCGCGCATGGCCGGAAGATACGTTCGAGCGCATCAACCGCGCCACCGATTTCCGCGCCGCTCTGTGGGACGCGATCTGCGCCTACCGCGATTCATACATGGAAAAGCCACTATGAACGACACAACCTCGACCTACCCACCTGAGATTGCCAAGGCCATTATCGCGGTCAAAAAACAGGTGAAACAACTCGGCACCGACGATCGCAACCCGCATGGCGGCTACTCCTATGTGAGCGTGGACAAGTTCTACGACAGCATTGGGAAACCGATGGCCGAGGCCGGCTTGGCATTGCTGATCGACGAAACGGGAAGCGATGTTAAAGAGGGCAGCAGCGGCAAGCCGTGGCTGTTCGCTCAATACAGCCTTTCGTTTTTGCACGAATCGGGCGTGGTGTCGGACCCGCTGCGCCGCTCGCTGGCCTTGCCGATCAGCGGGCCGCAGGCTTACGGGGCGGCACAGAGCTACGTCGAGAAGCAATTTTTGCGTCAGGTCTTTAAAATTCCAATTGGCGAGAAAGATGCGGACTCGATTGCGCCAGAGGACACCCCGCCAAAAACCGACAAGACGGCTGCCTCTAAAGCCGGCCCCTCGCCGGAGCCCAACAAGTCGCGCTCGCTCAACAACAAGCCGCACCCCATCCCGGTCATCAACGCCGACTGGATCAAATGGGGTGGCCAGTTCGTCGCCGCCCTCAACGAGGCGCAGACGCGCGATGAGGTGGAGCGGTGGATCGTCACGAACGAGGCTCAGCTTAACGGCTGCGAGGCCGAGCACCCAAAAGCCTATATGCGGGTCAAGGACAATATCGCCACCGCCCGCAGGCGGTTGCCCGATTTCATGCAGCCCGACGACGATGAGCGTTAGCCGCCTTCATCCGGGGCGGCGAATGTTCCGCTACACAATAGCGGGAGAGGCTGCCCGCGGACAAAGCTGGGAGGTCACCGGCTTGGTCGAGGTCATGCCCGGTGGATTTGACGCTGCCATCCTTGTGACGTTGCGCGAGATGTTCCAGCAATTAACCAATGGCGAGGCGGTATTCGGCAAACCCGGACTTGGCTGCGACGGCCCCTATGCGATCACCAAGTACCTGCTTGAGTTGGACGAGCCATGCGAACCGTGCTGATGCGCCGCATCGGCGGGGCATTGTGGCCCGCCGACGAGAAAGCCGCGGAGGCGATTCGCCGGCTAAGGGTCAGGGAGCCTGTCGCGGTGCGGATCATGCGGAGCCGCAGCGCGGCCCAGAACAGCCTCTACTGGCGGGTACTGAACCGGGTCATTGAGGCCACCGGGCGCTGGCGCACCGCCCAGGAACTGCATTTGGCGCTCAAGGTGGCCACCGGGCATGTCGATGTCGTCGGGCTCATTGATGGGCGGCGCGTGCTGGTGCCGCAATCAACCTCCTTTGACGCCATGACCCAGGACGAGGCGCAGGCGTATTATGACGCCGCGTTCAAGGTTATCGCCGAGGAGCTAATGGGGGGCCTGTCGGTGGATCAGTTGCTTGAGCACGCCGCCCCGGACATCGCGGCATGAACCGTGACGAGGCCACCCGCCGCCTTGCTCTAGGAGCCGCCAGGAAGCCCGTGGAGCGCATCTCCTTTCCCGGTGCCTCCGAGTGCCGGTGGATCGTCAATGACGGCCCACGGGGCTCCGCAGCGCCCCTCTGGTGCGCCAAGCCGGTGCAGGACGGCTCACCCTATTGCCCGAGCCACCACAAGCGCTGTTACATCAAGCGAAGCTCGTGATCAGCCTGCGCTCGGGTATTTCCTGTACGGCACCTTGTACCCGCCGCGGCTGACATTATCGAGCGGCTTGTACTCGTTGGTCGGCGCGTTAGCCAAACCACGGGCGGGCCACCTGTCATCGTACAGACGCTCGGCGAGGTCGCAGGCGCGGCGAAAATTGGCCGCGTTGCCGTCGCTCTTGTAGTCGCTGTTGCGGTAGCTGTAGCTAGCCATTAGCGCTGCCCTCCCGTGTGTGGGCCTGCCGCCGGCTGCACCTGCGGTTGCTGTGTCATATGCGGCTGCGCCGGCTCTGTTGTCGAGCCGATCAGCGGGATCAGCCGCTCGAGGTTCGCCTCGATGGCGGTTAGCCGCTCCTCGACGCTCTTGGGGCGCTGGGGCTGGTCATGTGAAGTCTGGATGGTCTGCTGGCCCCGTGCCGGGTCGGCGTGCTGTGCCTCCTGCGGCGGCGTCGCGGGCTGCTGTTGCGGATGCTGTGCGTGATCAGTTGTCTGTGCCATCGGGTTTCTCCTGTGATGATTGAACGTCAGGCGGATCAGGCGTGTTGCCCTCGGCCAACCACGCCTCGTACTCGGCACGATCCCGGTTGGCAGGATCGGGCGGGATGTACGCCGAATCCTCGACGCGCAAGATCGTCTCCGAGATCGTACCGGGTTGCGCCATATCCCAGAGCTGTTTGTAGTCCGCTGCCATGTCAGAGATCCGCCGATGCAGTGAAGGGCGCGGTCACACTCGACATTCCGGCGGCTCCCGCCGTTGCGTAAAATTTGACAGACCCGGGATATGCCACTGCCGCTAGACCTGAGGCATTACTGTAAGTTACCGTTCCAAATGCTACCGTTGGTGCGGCCCGCATAGTGCTCGGCAAAGTAAGCTGCTGCGAAAAGAATGAAGACGCGGACGGCACCTGATTGTAATCAAGCGTGCCCGTGTAATAAAACCGCTGGCACCGTCGCAAATCGTCGCCGGGATCGACCTTCTCCAACGGCGTCGCGACGCTGCCGATCTCGAGCTGCACGCCCCATAGCTGGATCGAGCCGGATTGCACACCGATCCCGCCGTTGCTCATGTAAAAATTACACTGGCTGACATCGTCCCCGTTGGTGCCCAATGTCTTGCCACTCGTGGAGGGCACTGCAATCGTCACGGTGTACCTCTGCCAGCCTGTGCTGAGCGTCAGAGTGGTTACCGCGCCCGTCACCGTCGCCGATGGCGAGCCGCCAGTGCCGAATACCTGATCGACCGCCACCCCCAGCTTGAGCGCACCGGCAGAGCATTTCGCCCACAATGACACGGTAACAGTCCTGCCTCCGAGACGGCGCACTCCCTCGATTAATTGGAATAAAACAGACAATCCGCTAGCAGTGCCAGTAAACGCATTTTGAAGAAAATAGACCGCAGCCTCGTCACCGATTGCCGCCCTGTCGACATCAACGAGACTGCCTCTCGACACGCTATCCGTATCAAGACTGAAATAGAGCTTCCAGCGATCTAGCGTGTAGCTATTTCCGGCTGTTGTGAAAGGTCCGTTGCCGCGCTGCGCCACGTTCATCATCGCGTTCTGGATGAGGTTGCGCCCGACGTTGTTGAATGCCGGCGCAACCGCTGGCGTGATAGCGCTCTGCACGAAAGCGGTGGTCGCAATCGAAGTGTCGTTGTCACCAAACCCAGGAGTAACAGCCCGAGCGTCACCCGTAAAGACAGGTGCAGCAATCGGAGCATATGATGCCAGCGATGCGGTTGTTGCGTAGCTGCTCAAGGTGCTGGTCAATTGCTGCAGCGGCACCGCTTGCAAATTCGCCGCCGCGTTTGCATTAAGGGTCACCGTCGCCCCTGCGCCAGACATCGTAAGGGGGCCAGTCACCGTGACATTGCCCGCCAGCGGGACGTAATTGCCGAGCGTGCTGTTGAGTTGCTGCAAGGGCACGGCTTGCAGCGCCGTCGCGGCGTTAGCGTTGAGGGTCAACGCGCCCGTGAGAACGCCGCCGCCGAGCGGCAGTACCGGCAGCCAACTGTGCGACAGACCTTGGCGTCCATAGAGTTGCCCATCGGCTGGCGATTCGGGAAACGCGGTCTGCGCCAGCACCCATTGGCGCGTTGCCGCCTGCATGGCTTGCGTCGGGTCGGCATTGAGAAGAAGGGCACCGGAGAGTTGCCCGCCTGTGAGCATCAGGTAACGCGCGTCGGCTTGCGGGGCCGTCAGGCCGCCTGCGTGGATCACCTGAAACTTTCCGGCAAATGTCGAATAGATCAGGTTGTCGCCATTGAAAATCGTTAGCCCTTGAATGCCGGGAATTGGTTGTGAAATCACAACACCGGCGGGGACGACCGTCGTCGCGATCCACGAAAATTCATTCTGGTGCGTTCCGGGTTGCGTCAGATCCGGCGTGTTGTTGTCGGCGTTCCATGTGCCCTGATAGAGCGACTGCGCGGCGATCTGGTCGAGCACCCACGTCATGTTGGCCGCGCCATAGGGAGCCTGCGGCACGGCAGGAAGATTGACGATACTGTTGCCACCCATGTTGAGCTGGCCCTGCATCGTTCCGCCGCTCAAGGGCAGAAACGTGCCCGAGGCCGAGGCGATGGCCACCCATTGGCCGGTCTGCCGGCCCCAGGTCTGGCCGGCAGGCGCGGCAGGCACCTCGGGAACTCCCGAGGTCGATACCATCATGTCCACATAGCTCATCGTCGCGGCCTGGGTGGGCTGCGTCGGCAGGCCGCTGAGGAAGAGCGGCCCGGTCATCGTGCTCCCGGTTTTGACGACAGAGAGATTCGCGACCGCCGTATTCGCAGCGTCCTGCACATAGGGCGGCACCAGCGACGGCAAGAGGCTCTCGATGCTCTCCTTAACCGAGGGATCGATCAGCTCGGCGAGCGGCACCGTGGTGAAGTAGGGCGCGACATAAACCAGCCTCGGGAAGTCCCAACTATCAGGGATGCTGACAAACGGCACCGCGCCTGTCGGCACCGTCTGCGGTGCCCGGAACTCCGGTGTTGCTGTGGCCATCTATTCTCCCCCCTCGGATTTCGGGCCGCGCTTCGGGAACGGTAAAGCGGGCGCTGCTGGCCGCTGCGCCTCGTCAAGCGCGATCTTGAGCCGGTTCGCCACCGGCAACGCGATCTTCATCGGCATTTCATACAGGGCGGCCTGGAGGATCTGCCAATCGCCGGGCGGCAGGCTGATGGTGAGCGGCGGTTCTTCTGGCATAGGCCCCCCGGGCCATGATATGAAGGCGGGGCCGGGAAGGGTTACAGGCCCATTCCCCGCCCCTGATCACAGGGCCTGGATGAGAGGCACCATGACTGTTCCCAAAGTAGCACGAAACCAGCAATCGGGCGAATATCCCTCTCTGCCGCAACCCTTATCGGATGCGGTCGATATGGTGTTCAATCGCCTCGCCACGCGGCGCAC